TAAAAATGTATATTTCAATGGAACAGTGCATACAGGCAAATGGCGGAAGACCATTTCGTGGAGTTATTCACATTGGTGGTCACAAGGCTGAAGAAGCGGAAGCGTATGCTAAAGCTGGTGTTAAAAATGTAATTTGGATTGAAGCTAATTCAAATTTAATGAAACACATATATGAAAATGCAAGAAAATTTCCAATAAATTCAAAATATTTTTGCGCTGTAATGTCCGATACAGATAACGAAGAAGTTCAATTAAATATTGCAAACAATGGACAATCAAGTTCAATTTTAGAACTCAGCACTCATAAAGATTTACATCCGCATGTTCATTACGTGGATAAGATTAAAACTAGAACAAAAAGATTTGAAACTTTATGGAGAGAAAACGTTGCTGATATTAATTTAGATCTTTATGATTTTATTAATTTAGACATTCAAGGAGCTGAATTAAAGGCCCTTAAAGGATTTGGTAATATTTTTGAACTCACTGATATAAGAGCAGTTTATTCTGAAATAAATTTTGAAGAAGTTTACAAAGGTTGTGCCCTAGCAGAACAATTAGATAATTTTTTAGATTCAAAAGGTTTTCATAGAGTTTTGACAAGCGGAGAATTGGAAGCTTGGCAGGACGCATTATATATTAAACAAAAATAATGGTAAAACAAAATTTAAAAAAATTATTATTTGCTTATAGAGTTCTTATTGTTGGTAACACATATAGTGCGAGACAATGGGGAAAAAGTCAAGTTTATTATGAGTATATAAAATCAATTACTAGAGTAGATTTATGAAAAGAAAAAAATTTGATAAAATATTGTCCGAATATAAATTCTTTTTAGAAATGCGAACTTTTAGTAGAATAAAAGGTAGTCTATTTTTAGATGCTGACTATGTTTATGCGCCATATGTTCCGTTGCACATATCACCAATCATTAAAAAAGAATAATCAAATAAATAATTTTGAATTTTTCAATGAGACATAACTAAAATAATAAGCTATCATCTTAAGTGATGATTTTTTCATCTAGAGGTTATTTTTGAATGTCAAATAATGAAAATCAAGGAATGTCGGAAGAAGAACGTCGTAATTTACGAAATTCAATCTTTGCGGCACAACAAGCAGTGGAAAATTCAGGTCCAACTGCAATTAGCAGAGAAGAATATGCAAGACAAGAAATCGGATTAGATATTCCTGTTGACGCAGTTCCGCTGCCTTCAGCCGGAAAAATTTATCCTCCTGGTCATTCGCTCCATGCAAAAGATCGAGTGGATTTTAGAACAATGACGGCTCGTGAAGAGGACATTTTAATGTCTAGAGCCTTTATTAAAAAAGGCACTGTCATTACAGAACTAATCAAGTCTTGTTTGTTAGATAAAAATATTGATGTCAATTCGATGATTTCTGGAGATAGAAATGCATTGATGGTGGCTATCAGAGTTTCTGGATATGGTCAGCAATATCAACCAACATTTTCTTGTCCAAAATGTGAAACGCAGAATGAATTGAATGTTGATTTAGCTGAACTAGAATTAAAACCACTTACTCTTACGCCAGCAAATCCTTTTACCAATCACTTCACATTCAAATTGCCAGTAACTGGTAAAACAGTGGGATTTAAATTCCTTACTGGTGAAGAAGAAGAAATGATTATTAAGACGCTTGAAGCCAAAAAGAAAAAGGGCATTCAAAATGAAAATCTTGTTACAACAAGATTAATGTCTTCCATAGTTGAAATTGATGGCATCGGTGACCGTACACAAATTTCTAAATTCGTACAATTTATGCCGGCAAGAGACTCTCTTGCTTTACGCAAATATATTGATGAAAATGAACCTGGGGTTGACATGACCGTCGAATTTCAATGTCAGAATTGCGAGCACGTAGCGGATATACAACTCCCTATGGGCCCGACGTTTTTTTGGCCTAATGCCAGAACATAGAGAATTAGTCTTTTTAGAACCAAGTTTCTTATTGTATTATTATATGGGGATGGATTATAAGACATTTTATAACCTCCCAATACAATATCGTCGTTGGTATATAGAAAGAATTAATAAAGAAATTAAAGCAGCAGCAGACGTGAATAAGCGTGGTGGGTCTGAAGTTCCATCACGTGGCGCACATCACAATGATCCAACAACAAGAGCATTGTCAGGAAAGCATAGACCTATTGCGCCAGCAAATTTGCGTCGTTTTACTTGATTGAATAAAATGTTTAATATCAAAAATAAACTTTCAAGTTCTATTGAAAGTCTAACAAATGAAGCAATGGATTTTCTTAAAAAGAAAGATGAAAAGAAAGACTTTTCAACTAAACCAGTTTCTTCAAAAAAAGATCTTCAACAATTATTAAAAGAATATCAATCTATAAAGACAAATAAGTCTTATAGAAATATTACGTTTCCAACAGTTAGAAAAGTATATTCTGGATTAATAGCAAATCAAATTGTTTCAGTGCAACCAATGACATTGCCCACTGGTTTATTATTTTATTTAGATTATTCGTATAACATTACTGGTTCTTTAGATTCTTCTAAAATAGAAGTGGAAGATAATAAATCCGTTAATGTTCCGTCTGGTACAATTGGAAAACTTGTTAGTTATTAAACATCAGATAAGATACTCTTTTTATAGAGATTTTTTATCAAACTAGCGGCCGGATAAACACAATCGTGTCCTCGCACTTTTCCTTCTTTTGCCATTGTTAGAAAATCATTAAGAGGAATTAAAACAACTTTCAAAAATTCGTTGTCATCTAAATCAAGATTTTTTTCTACACGTTTGCAATTCCAGGCAAGAAATGTATGACGTTCACCAGTTGAGTATGGAGAGTAAGGCGCTTTGAATAAAAAGCTTATTTCTTCGCCCTCAAACATTGTTTCTTCTAAAAGTTCTCGTTTTGCAGCAATTATAGCATCTTCACCATTTTCGATACCGCCACCGGGAAGTTCAATACAATGTTCTTCGTTTCCAGGTCTATACTGCTTTACAGTTACAACCATGTTGTCTGTTGTTATTGCAAAAATTTGCACACTATCTTTGCCTTCATCGACGAAAAAATTTTCTATTATTCCATTTGGTAAACGAAACATTTTTGAAAGAATTATTTTGTCATAACCAGAGATAGGATCCTTTATAACAATTCTTTTTTCGCTGAGTTTTTTATGCGTTTTTTTCATTGAGTAAAAGTAAATAGTTTGTTGCTAAATGTGTTTTATTTGAAAATATTGAATGTTATTATTGCATTCTATGTCTAGACCGTCTCTAATGTTGTCAATGAATGTAGTCAATAGTAAAAAAAGACTATCAAGAAAGCTTAAAACTATTGTTGTTTTAGACCAATATTCAAATATAGATTATGAACACATGGTAGATAATTTGTCTGAAGAGTTAAAAATATTGGCGGAAGATAAAGAGTCGTTGAAAAATTTTATCATGACATTTGTAAAAGAAGGTTATGAAGAATATAACAAAAAATATATGGAAAGAATTACTTTAGAGGAGCAAAAATATGGGAAAATATGAAGATTTAGCCAAAAGAGTTGGGCAACTTGTTGATGAAAAAAATAAAGCTTATGGAAATTCATTTGCTGACGTCGGTGATTTTTTAAAGATCTTATATCCTAATGGTGTCACACCGGAAAATTACACAGATATGCTTTGTGTTGTTCGTGTATTTGATAAACTAAAAAGAATCGCTACTAAAAAAGATGCATTTGGTGAAAGTCCATATAGAGATATTGTTGGATACGCCTTGCTCGGTCTTCAAAAGGATGAAGAGTTAGCAAAGGAAAAACCAGTTAAACCAGATGCAGAGGTTGTAACCGAAGAACCAACAGAAGCCAAAAGCAGCAGTTTACTTTCAAAATATAGAAAAACAAGCGTTTCAACTGAATCGTGATTGATACACCATTTAAGTCATTGACTTTTTTTCTTTAATCTGTTACTCTGGCTATGAAAGTTTAGGTCTCTATGGAAAAGAAGTGGAATTTTAATCCATTCGATGGATATAAAGGAAGTTTAGCTTGGCTTCCCGAGCGTACTATTTTTGTCGGCGTTCATGGTTCGCAGGCATATGGCACTTCTACGCCAGAAAGTGATATAGACGTAAAAGGACTTTGTATAGCGCCCAAGGAATACTACCTTGGATATACGAAAACTTTTGAACAAGCTGAAGGAAAAGACCCATATGATATGGTTATTTACAGCCTTCCAAAATTTATGAATCTAGCATCGGCTTGCAATCCGAACATCATTGAAATTCTGAACATTGATCCAGAAGATTGGGTTGTGGAATCTACGCTTTTTAGAAAATTGTGGGAATCCCGTGATCTTTTCTTAAGCAAGAAGGCCCGATTTACTTTTTCGGGCTATGCTACAGCGCAGCTCAAGCGTATCAAAACGCATAGAAGTTGGCTTTTGTTGCCACCGACACATAGACCAACAAGAGCGGAATTTGGTTTGCCAGAACAGCAAAAATTAAGTCAATCTGAAATTGGAGCAGTTCAAAAGTTAATCGAAGAAAATGTGCCAGTGGACATCAGTGTAATGCAACTTTTTCAAATGGAAATGAAATACCAGAGCGCAAAACGCTCATGGGAACAGTATGAAAATTGGAAAAAGGAAAGAAATGAAAAGCGTGCTGTACTAGAGGCAAATTTTGGTTATGACACCAAACACGCAATGCATTTGGTTAGACTTTTATTGATGGCAGAAGAAATTCTTCTTACGGGAAAAGTCTTGGTTAAAAGACCAGATGCAACTTTTCTTAAAGAAATTCGTCAAGGAAAAATGTCCTATGATGAATTAATTGAATGGGCTGAAAAACAAGAATCTCGTATTGTTGCGGCACATTTAACTTCAACGTTGCCAGAAGAGCCAAATCGACAGAAATTAGAGCAATTGTGTCAAGAGCTTACGGAAGAAGCTTTGAAGCATGATAGTTTGCGTTTTTGAAGATTGAATATTTTATATTCCTTCGTACTTGACACTGTTTCTTGGCTGATTATAGTGTTTGAAGAAACAACGGAGGAATATAAAATATGTTTACACGACGAAGATCAAATTTAGCTTTTCCTAAAGAATCAGAAACTTTTGAACGTTTAGATGAAATGATGGATGGATTTTTTGGACAAAATTCATTAATTAACAATAGTCACATTTTTACTGATAAGTGGTTCGCAAATTTAAAAGGTGATACCAACATCGCTCGTCATCCAATACACACCATTTCTGATGCAAATGGAGTAAAAATTGAATTTGATGTTCCAGGTTCTAGTAAAGAGGATTTGGAGATAAGTTATGATGAAAAAACTCAAAATTTATCAGTTTCTTCAAAAGTAGAAAAAAAGAGTAGTTCTGGATTGGAAATTAGAAGTTTTACCTACACCTATTGGTTAGGTGAAAAATATGATATAAATACTCTTGAAGCAAGTTGTGAAAAAGGTGTTTTAACGATAATGGCCAAGGCATTGAAGCCAAAAGCTGAAGAAAAAACAAAAAGAAAAATAAATATAAAATAATTTCTTTCAACTAGAAGCGTAAAGACCGAAAGAATTATTATCTTTCGGTCTTTTTCTTTTAAGAAAAAGAATTTGACGTATGCATTTAAGAATATAAAATATTGTAGAAAGATTTTGAGGTATTGATATGGGACCTGGAATTATTATTTTGATTGTCGTCTTGGTCGTTTTTTTAGCAATGCTTATCGGAGGGATTGTAG